GCCGTACCTGAGCAACAAGACCCCGCTACTCCACCCTGAAAATTGAGCGGGTCGTAAGGCGGTCGGTTGGTTGGAGGCCCAAGGCAAACCGTGTTCTTGCTCGCAAACTCACAGACGAGGCTCTTGGCCGTCTGGTTGACGAAGCTCTGGGTCCGAGATTGAGTACGTGAACCGGGAGCCGTTGGCGCATGTCGCCGTGCAACTCTGTTCCGAGTTGTAATAGAGCGTCACGCCCGTTGGTGGAGTGAATTGTGGATTGGCCGTGTCCCAAATCGGGGCGGCGCAGTTTGAATCGGTCGTGCTATTGCCGCAGGTCTGAGCCGCCAGCGCGGCACACAGCGCGGCACCCTGCTGCGACACTGGCGAGGCTCCCAGGCCCACGCACGGCCAATCGTCGGGATCAGAACCAAGCGGCGGGACTCCTGATGGCCCGCCGTCAACTCCGGTCACGCCCGGACCCTCGCCGCTCTGCGTTCTTACGGCGCCACCTCCGCCAAGCCCCGGCCACAAGCCTGTTGGCCCGCCGCCCGGCCAAACCATCGCCAGGAAATTGATGCTGTCTTCGGCCTCGGATGAGTAGTTCGAGACGGGATAATCACTGCCGGGACAGTACGTGCCCTGGCCGCAATTCTGCAATCCCGGGTTAAGCGAGGGAGTGCTCATGACGCCGGGGCCATCTGGTCATACAGCTTACGCTGCATCGGTTCGGCGAATAAGTAAAGGCCGCGTATCCGGCAGTAGCCCTTCACCGTGAGACGCACCTGGAACTGAAAACCTTGGTTGGCCGGCCTGCCCATCGTGTTCGCGCACGCGAGCGGCGGCGTCGGAAAGGTCTGCATCTGACGGTAACTCTCCCGCGCAACCTGTGGGTAGGCGGGAGTGCCGGGAGCAAAGCCCTCCGTGCAACAGGAGAATTGATACCAGTCGTGCCAGCACACGTCGCCATCGGGCCGGTACTGGACGTTGAAATCGGCCTTTCCGTATAGGGAGTCGTACCAAATCTCGCCACCCACCAGCTTCTTCATGGCAAACTCATCGCCCCAGGTGAACGCGGGGAACTCCACGTACCAAACCGCCCGATTCTGGCTGGTGAGGCTCTGGTCGAATTGCAGCGAGTTAGTCAGTTCCCAAAGCTGGATGTTGCCTTCGGCTGAAGAATACACCGTGGCGAAGGCGCGCGGCCTCCCACCGTAGTCACCCTGAGTCAGTTCGAGGATGTTCAACCCCTCCCACATTCCTTCCCACACGGGCGGAAGCTGCTGGGCCAAGGTGGAGATCACGTCGAAGTTAAGTGGGATGATGGCTTGGTGGACTGTCCCCACCGGCGATTGGACCGGCAGTGTCGTCATCAAAAGCCGGTTGTCAAAGTAAATGCCGCTGCCGAATTGCAGCAGCGCCCGGTTGACGAATTGCAGCACGCGATTCTCGTTGATGCTGATAGGCACATTGCCCCACTGCTGGAAATTCCTGATGGCAGCCGTCAGTGAGCGGATGGAAGGCTCAAGGCACTGAAAGAATAGATCGCCATTGACCGCCACAATCGAGCGGTCGTTGACCCATCCGTTGGTAGATAGCGCCACGGTCATCAGTGGCATGTTGCTGCTGTTGGCCCCGATCCAATCGCTCCGGGTGACGGGCACGGTCAACTGGTAGATTTCCTCGCGCGTGCCGATGTAGAGGTTTCCCTGGCCAAGCTGCACGTTGATGTTGCTCGAATAGGCGATGGCCCGGATGTTGCCTGCCGCGCTGGGCACGGTGAAGCCGTCGCCACCGACGCATAGCGGGTTCTCGGTCACGTTGAGCACGGCGTCGAGAAATCCGTAAGGCAGCGTGCCGCTGGCGCCGCCCACGATGTCTCCGGCTGAGACGGTGCGGCCTTGGGCGTACCACAAGCGGCCCATGTAGTAGCACATGGCCGTCGCAGCGGGGATTTGGTTCACGTCGGGCGTTCCCGGAGACACGGAATTGCTGGTAATGCCGGTGGATTGAAAGAGCTTTGTACCGTCCCAGAAAAGCGGCAGGGTCACGCCGTCGCCGGCCTGGATGATGAGGAAGATTTCCGCCTGACAGAACCAGACGCGGGGCGTGATAGGCAGGATCAGGTTGAATTGCACCGAGAGGTCAACGGCCCCGGCGGGATTATCCGTGGGCACCTGCAGTACGTGGCCACCAATGACGACGATGTGATACGGGATGTCAGCGTCGGTCTTGGGCGAGTAGATGAAGCTGCCCTGGTACTGGTTGACGAGCGGCAACGCGCCGATGGCCTGCCAGCCGAAACGCTGCGTGATGCCGCCAGCCCGCACGGTGCAATTATCCATCCATGAAAGAGCGTTGCGGGGAAGCCCGTTGGGCGTGTCGTTGCTCTGGACCGTCGTGGTGACAATCGAATTTACCCCGGTGGACCAGTCGAGCGAGCCATCAAGTAGTACGGTGCCGATTTTGCCGCCTATGGGCATACGATTTTCGCTCCGGGAAGTTGACAGGATTCAAGAGTTAATTGTCCTCCATAGGGCGCATAAATCCCACCTGTTTCCCATTTGATTGGGCGAGTCAATGGTTTCAACAGTCTCCAATCTGTTTGCGTCCGATACCAAAGATCGCCCCGTAATTTGACCACTGATCCAAAAGGAGCCGGTTTGGAGGGCGGGGTGTGCTCGAACGTCGTGCTCATAAAGTAATTTCGCCAGATGGACCCAACTTCACTGTCCGGCAAAAACACCGTGCGTTCCGCTTTCCAAATTCTACCTCCGGCAACCGGGGGCAAGATCATGAATCCCGCTCCGACCGCCAACATGGTGCCGATAAAATTCCTGCGATCCATTTCCTCTCCTTACGCCTTTGACGGCTGCCATGCAAGCGGTTTAGTGTTGCGACAGCGAAATGGCCAAATACGATTACTGCGGGGTGATGATAGACGACACGCTGCATCCGCTCTGGCGCGACATGCTCTACATCCAGAAAGGCGGCAGGTTCAAGCTCAATGGCCGCATGGTCGGCGGCGGTCTGTTCTTCCACTACAAAGCCGCCGCGTCCTGGCTCTGGCCGCATATCGTCTGGCACGAGTGGAATGAGCTTATCCTGCGGGAATGGTTGGAGCACAAGTACGTCGGCATCATGGGGCCGACAAATTCCGGAAAAACGGCCAGCGCCGCCTGGATGCACCTGCTCTCTTACTACTGTTTCAAAGACAACACCACGATCCTCATTTGCTCCACCACGCGCGACCGCCTGGAAGACCGTATCTGGGGCGAGATGAAAAAACTCCACAAGATGGCCCGGCAAAAGGTCGAGTGGATCCCGGGAAACCTGATCGAAGGCAAGCAGCGCATCGTCACTGACGACCGGGATGACGCCATTGAAGGCCGGGATTTCCGCAATGGCATCATTGGCGTGCCCTGCAAGAAGGGTGACAAATTCGTTGGCCTGGGCGACTTCATCGGCATCAAGAATGAAATCCTGATGTTGTGCGGCGATGAGGTTCAACTGCTTCCCAAAGCCTTCATTGATTCGTTGCCGAACCTGATGAAAGGCCAGCAGCGCAAGATCACGGCGATGGGAAACCCCGCCGAGACGATTGATTCGCTGGGCATCATCTGTGAGCCGGCGGCGCATTTGGGCGGCTGGGACGGAGGCATTGACCAGACGCCGCACACCAAGACCTGGGAGACGCGGTGGCCGGGCGGCATCTGCATCCAGCTTTGCGGCTCGGACTCGCCCAACATGAAGGCCCCAACCAACAAGCCGGCGCCTTACCCGTTCCTTATCACGCGAGAGAACATGGAGCAGGACGCCCAAACCTGGGGCGTTGATGATTGGCACTACACCATGTTCAACGAAGCCCGGATGCCGCGCGGCCAGGGGAGCCGCCGCGTCATCACGCGCCAGATGTGCCTCAAGTTCGGAGCGAAAGACGATCCATTGTGGAGTCCTTCTAAACGGACGTGGATCGCATTTCTGGACGCGGCTTACCGGGGTGTCGGCGGCGACCGCTGCGTGTTCGGATTCCTTGAGTTCGGCGAGGAATTGATTATTGGAAACGATTTAGCTGGCGTGATGCTCAATTCTCTCATCAGTCAGAAGGTGCCCGACCGGGACAAACGCATGATCCTGCATCTGGTCGAAACCCACGTCATCCCCATCGAGGTCAACTGCGGCGAGCTTGCCGAGGATCAAATCGTCAAATTCGTCATGGACCGCTGCCAGGATCGCATGGTGCCCCCCAGCAACTTCTTCTTCGATTCCGGTATGCGGACTTCTCTGGTGCAACGCTTTTCACAGCTTTGGTCTGTGGACGTGCAATCCATTGACTGCGGCGGGAAACCTTCTGACCGGAAGGTGAGCCACGAGATTGACGTGAAGTGCTGCGACTACTACTCCAAGAAGATCACCGAGCTTTGGTACTCGGTTCGGCTCATCATCGAGGCGCGGCAGTTCCGGGGGATGACGGAGGACGTGATGAATGAGGGTTGCGCGCGCGAGTGGAAAATGGTTGGTAACAACAAGATCGAGGTCGAGTCGAAGGAGGAAATGAAGAAGAAAACGGGCCGCAGCCCGGACCTTTTCGACGCACTAGCGATTGGAGTAGAGGGCGCCCGCCAGAAGGGCTTCATGATCCGCCGTCTGGGAAAGCTGTCCGAAATCGAGCAGGATCACCGTTGGAAACGGAAGCTGCTGGAAGATGCCGCTCGCGCGAGGGCGTCGAAGGAGTTGAACTACGCCTGCTGAGGCGGTTTTGGGTGAATCTTCCCGGAAGGGCAGTCTTGCGCCTGGGGATTGTGGCAAGGAAGCCGATCAAGGCGGTTCTGAATCTGCTCGAAGCACTGCTCGAATTTGGAGAAGCGGGCATCGCCTTCCCGGAGCCGGTCTGAGAATCCCCGTAGCCGGCTGGAAAGCCACCAGGTGCCGGAGAGGACCACCGCGCCGACGGCGGCGACGGTTCTGAGGTCAACCGTCCAATCCGGGCTGATTTGGGTCGCGGCGCTGCCGGCTGCCGTTGCCAGCATCGTGAAGCCGCCGACCGCTAACGGTATGAATCGCATCATTGGTTCCTTTATTGATTGAGCAAGGCCGTGTAGTAAAGCGTTCCCCCGCCGACCACCGGCGCGGAGAAGTTCACCGTGAAGCCGTTGGCCGTGAGATTGTTCACGTACATCGTGATTGCGCCCAGGGCAAAGCCAGAGGTCACGTTGGGCGCATAGCTGGCGGTGGCCATCGCCGCGCCGAAGGTCACAGCCACGCTGGTTGCCGAGGCTGACACGTTGACGCTGCCTGCGCGATACATCTCGTAATAGTCGGCGTTGAACCCGCTACCCGCCGTGCCGCCGGTGGTGTAATAAACTCCGCCGCTGGCCGTCACCACAAACTGGTTGGGAGCAATGTCCTGATTTTCTGAATCGGTTGAATCCGACCAGACAAAGCTGCCTTCGTTGGCGGTGGCAGCAAGATATCCGGCGGCGAAAGAATATTCTGCCGACGCATCGTTGTTGTAACCGATGGCTACCGCACCAATCGCTGTCGCCGAACTTCCGGCGCCAATGGCCGTAGCGTCTTGACTGTTGGCCGTGCATTGAGCGCCGACGGCGACAGATGAATTCCCGGTCGCTTTGGCGCTATATCCAATCGCGGTAGCCTTCCCCGCGGGTGCTGTCGCCCCCGTTCCAAACATTACCTGTCCACTGGTTCCCAGGTATCCCACCAGCGCATTGTTGACCTTGAAATTGACCGGGTTGCCGTCAATCGTTCCCAGGAAGCTGTTGGTCTGACCCAAGGTGTTCCCGTTCAACTGCCAGGCGTTGGTCGCGCTTTCCAGGCCGCCCACGTTGATGGCGATGTTAAGCTGCCCGCCGACGTTGGTTGCCCCGACAGTCACGTTGGTCCCGGCGATGATGTTGATGTTGGTGATGACGCCGGTTATCAGCGTCGAGTTGGTGAACCAGTGACTGGAATACTGGCTGTTGGTTATCCCAATGCCGTTTCCGAAGGCGGCGGTCTGGATCACCAGCGAAGGCCCGATCTCCACCACGCCGCTATTGAGAAATTCCACGTTGGCCTGGTTGCCCGATGAATCGGTATAGAGCAATCCGCCATTCGGCGCGTAGGGGCCGTTGTACACAACGAGGCTCTGGCTGTTTCCCGACCAACCCAGAATCAACGCCACTTGGGCTAGATCGCTCCCGTAGTAGCCCAGGGAAAGCTCCGGTTTGAAAGAACCGTTGGCGGCGTAGAATTGGAATGTCCCGTCGCTGTTAAGAGAGAAGGCGGGCGGGGTATTGGTTGGTTGCGTGATGTGCCAGACGCCCAATCCGGCCAGGTTGGTCAGCGTGTGCCCGGCGGCGTCCTCGTTCGCCGTCCAGGGCGTCTGACTGCCTCCGCCGGAAGGCGCGTTGCTCCACGCCACCCCGGTCGAGTTCAACGTGAGCACCTGCCCCGCGCTGCCGGCGCCTGATGGCGGCTCGATGTTGGTCACGGTGACAGCAATCGCCGTCGTGCCGCTGCCGGTGGCGTCCTTGCTCAAGGTGATGGTCTGATTGGCCGTCAGTAAGGGGCTGCCGTTCGGGCCATTGGTCGCAATCCCGGCATATTGAGCATTGGTCGCTGCGGGCACATTGGTCAACCCGGAACCGTTGCCGGTGAATATGCCGCTGGTCGCCAGAAACCCGCCGCCGCCCGAAATCAGACCGGGCGCAGTGAACGGGCCGGATACGTCCACCGATCCGTTGCCGGGCACAAATCCGATGTAACCGCCCAAAGCGCCGCCGAAGTAATACCGCTGCGTCGCGCCGATGCTGATGCCGAGGTTCGATTGGTTGGTGATGGTCCCGTCGCTGTTCGTGCCCCAGTACGCATTGGTGGCGCCGCCGCCGCCGCCGCCCGTCGCGCTGATCTGGTAGAGATAGGGCGAAAGGAGGGTGAAGGTGACGTTTGAGCCAGCTTCGTAGTTGGTGACATTGACGGGGCCTCCGCCGGTGGAGTTTATCCCGACCATATTGCTGGCATAGGTGAAGTAGATGCCGCTGCCCGCGTAGAACCAGAATTGCTGCGATTGCTGCGCGTCCGGTTTGACGAGCATCTGAGACCACCAATAGGACGGTTGCTGCGCTCCGGCAGCCATCGCCGCCAGCAACAGAAGCGTGGCTAGAAGTTTCATGTGTCAACCAATACAGACCAACCGCGGGCTGTCAATGTTGTGGCGGCGGTAATCCCCGATCCGCTCGGTGGGGCTGGTGGAGCTTGTCCGTCGAATGCAACTGTTCCGTTTAACAACCCGAACCCTTGCAATGCAATCAGCATTGAGTTCACGGCGGCAGTAGTGAGATTGTTGCCTTCGATTTCAAGCAGCGTCAAGAGGGGATTCCCGGAAATATCCAGCGTGGTTAATTGGTTTCCGCTGCCTCCATCAAATGTTATTAGATTGGGGAATTGGCTCAAACCCGTTACAGACGTTATCCCGGAGTTTAGGACAAAGGTAATCTCCGTCACACTGGGAGGGTCTGCCTGAGTGATAAATGCCGCCAAATCAACGGGTGTAGGGTGCATTCCGTTTTTGTCGGACCATTGGAGTGCAACCGCGCTCGCCGGAGTGTAGCTGAACGCCCCCGTATCCGGCACATACTGGCCATCCGGCCCCGGAGCGTGGCCCGCCGTCGCATTCCAGGAACACGGGAACTGCCCCGGAAATGAGTAGTAGAGCAGCATGAACGGATTGACCACCGCCACCAATACCCAAAATGAACCGACGAAGTATATCCGGTACACCCCATCCGCGCTCAGATAGCTGCCGTTGGCTTGCAGCGTGTAGTTCTGGGCGACTGCCGCCACCCCCGCGGGGGGAATGATCTGGATGGTGTCGCTGATATCGCCGCAAGCCTCTGTAAGCTCGTCCTGCACCCATGCGCTCGTCAGGTACACCAGCACGCCCAGCCTTTGACCCGCTGGGATGCAAGAATCAAAGCACGCCGCCGCCGCTATCAGCGAATTAGGATCACCGGAGATCATGGCGCGTGAACCTCAATCGAAGTCGTTGGCCAGCGCCCAAAGCAAGTAGATCATCACCGCCTGCTTCATGCCGTCCGGGATGCAGGTGTCGTAGCACGCCGAATTGGTCACAAGCTGCTGCGGCGTGAAGTTCGCGCCAAGTAGCTGGTTCAGCAGATAGATGATGCAGCCGAGCTTGGCCCCGTCCGGGATGCAATCGTCGAAACAGCTTGCCGCCGCCGCAATGGCG